CAATAAATTTAAATAGTTTATTATTTGGAACTGTTGATGATGACTATACTTATTTTGACGTATTGGCACATGATATGACTGATAAATTGCTGGGCGATGAATTAACTGACGACGAGATCATGACGACTATCAAGCGATTTACAGAATATTCGGAGGCACAGAATGGATAAATGGAATTTTCAACTTTGGCTGGCACTGAACGGCGCGCAGCATATTAACACATTATTTTGCAAGCCAATCAATCAAAATAAGCCGCGTTGGCGACGAGCTAAACGGCTATTGGAGGCAGGCAATGACACACGAACAGATTGAGTATCGCAATTACGTGCTGCAAGGAATGGCAAGCTATGGTGGCGATGTGGCACGGGCTTTAGTTTGGTGCGGAAATCATTTTACCGAGTTGAGCAACAGCAAACGCAACGTGATTAACAAGCTGTCAGCGAAGGAACGCAACCAGGTTATCCATGAGCTGACGATGGGATTTATGTAGGAGGACGTATGGATAAAACACGAGAAGAAATGAACGGTAACCAGCGTATGCTGCTTAACTATCTGGAATCATTGGTGCCAGAATACGATGTATTGATGGGGATAGCTGAGTTTCAATCAAGATTAAGCGAGCACAGCGCGCCTAAGGAAGTTTACATCGCTTTGGGTATGCTGAACAATGTTGAGGTTAATAACGTGCTACACGAGCTTACACGGCCATTTTAGGAGGCGTGATTGGTGAGACGATCGACGATTAGAACGGTAGAGGATATTCTACGCGATTATCCTAAGATTGATAAGTACATTGAACAGCGTGAACAGGTAACGCCGATTGATGAGAATGTTGGCGGTGGTCGGGCACAGAACGGTTAATTATCACGCTAGATGAGGATAAGCAGATTGACAGTATTGGTGACGTCTTCGCACTGCAAAACGGACTGCGTTTGGATTATTGTGTAAAAGAAGCGTATGATACGATTAAATATCGCGATGGCAAGATGATTGATGGTGTGTTTGTTAAAAATAGAGATTTGGAGGAATAATCATGGCAACATTTCTATCATTTATTATCATGGCGTTAATCTTTATGCGAATTATTGCATGGCTGGTTAAACCGTTAATCAAGCCAGTTGCAGGAACCGTTGGGATTATCGCACTGATCGTATTCATCGTAAGGAGATTAAAAAATGATTAATTTACAGCAAGGCGATTGTTTAGAGTTAATGAAAGATATTCCAGATGGTAGTATAGATCTAATCGTTACAGATCCTCCATATAAAATAACATCTCGTGGGAATGGTGGGAATAGCGGTGGCATGTTTCAAAAAAAGATTGTTAATAAAGGTCAAGTTTTTAATAACAATGATATTAGCATAAAAGATTATCTTGGTGAATTTTATAGAATGCTAAAACCGCAATCCCATTGTTATATTATGACCAATAATAAAAATATAACAGAATTTTTGATGGCTGTTAAAGATAGTGATTTTCACTTTATTAAAAATCTGGTATGGGTCAAAGATAATAAAATCATGGGTCAATCTTATATGTCACAATTTGAATATATAATTTTTCTTAGAAAAGGCCATCACAAAAAAATTAATAACTGCGGGGATTCCGACGTTTTAACATTTCCGAACAAAAAGCTCAAAGATGAAAACGGTAAGACTATTCACGATACAGAAAAACCAGTCGGGCTAATGAAAGCCCTAATTGGTAACTCTTCACAGCCAGATGATTTAGTCATAGATCCTTTTATGGGGATTGGCTCGACAGGTGTGGCTGCTGCTGATCTAAACAGATCGTTCATCGGTATGGAATTGGACTGCGATTACTTCAAGATCGCGGAACAGCGTATTAACGAAGTGTTAAAAAATAAGGAGGCCAATTAAAAAATGATTAATTACCAATATTCACCGGCAGAACTGAAAATCATTATCGACATTGCTAATAAAAACAAAATTCCAATCACGTTTTATTACAACAGCGGTAATCCGCAAGTTAATATTCACAGTCGCCGCAATTTAAAAAAACTGTTTTCGTTTTCACATTTAGGCGTTAATTCATATGTGCCGTTTTCAACCGAAAAATATAACGAATTATCCCAGTTATTAAAGCCGTTTATGATAAAACTCAAAGAAGTTGGTATCGAAAAATGAAATTATGGGGGGGATGGTTATGATTAAAAACGAATCTGAAATTTGGAAATCACTACCTGGAGTACCAGGAGTTGAAGTTTCCACGTTCGGCAATGCTCGTATGCTGGATAGAGTAGTATCTAGCGAATTTGGGACACGATTCACAGAGGGAAGAGTTTTAAAGAAATACGACACTAAAGACGGCTATCTACAAGTATGTATTCCAGTTTGTGGTAAACGGGCTACAAAAACAATTCATCGGTTAGTCGCTCAAACATTTATTCCTAATCCCGACAATTTACCAGAGGTCAATCATCGGGATTGTGATAGAACAAACAACGATGTATCAAATATTGAATGGGTTACGCATGAAGATAATATTGCATATCGAGACAAATTAGGATATACAGCAAGAGGCAATGCACCAAAGTTACCTGTGTTCGCGGTAAACTTATCCACATTAGAAGTGTTTAGGTTTCAATCACAACATGAAGCGAGCCGGATTCTAGGACTTAGTCAAGGAAATATCAACAGCGTAATTAAAGGAAAATACAAGTCGACCGGTGGTTTTTGGTTCACAAACGCAGATGAAAATGCTGCTGATATTATTAATCGTAAGCTAAACGATATTAAGGATTTAAAAAAATAATGGAGAAAAAGGTAATTAATAAATTATGAAGTGGAAAAACGAAGACAAAAATAAAATTGAACAATTAGTAGCCATTGGATTGTCAGATTCAAAGATTGCCGAAAGGCTGGGAAGGACACGTGCATCGGTGAAGCATTATAGACAACGTCACCTTGCTAATGCAAAAGCTGAGGATTCCAAAGAAGTCACGACCGAAGCCAACGGTACACAAACTGCTACCGTACTAATGCGTTTAAAGCATGAGCCGGACAAATCGCCACGCACCATGCTCGCTTTGACTGGTTATGATCCAGACAAATTCGATTTAATTAGTTCCCAGTACAAAGTGTACGAACAGCATTCAACCGAAGACGGCACAGTCCCTCAATACAGTATCACGGTTAAAGTTCGTCCTAAGAGCGATATAAGCGTTTCAGAACTAACTGGTATAATTAACCGTGACGTTAAGCAAAAGTGCTTAGATCGAACGTCAGGTACGTTAAAACACATGCTAGTTGTTCCGCTTTACGATTTGCATTTCGGAATCAACGATTATGACAATATGCAGCCTTATTTAGAAAAAATTCAATCGATCATCTATTCGCACATGCCACAAAAAATAGTTATCGAACTTGGCGGCGATCTGCTGCATTCTGATTATCTAAAAACGACTAAAACCGTCAATGGTACTCAATTGGATCATGTCGACAGTCGCCAGGCGTGGGAAGATGCTGCTAGTTTTGTCAAAAACATCATCGAACCGGCTATTAAAAATTCGGAAGTCACAGAATTACGAGCAATCGGTGGAAATCATGATTTTGACATGCAGTGGGCGTTCGTTGAGATGATTCGAGCACGCTATCCACAGTTATCGGTATTCAACCCTGGATCATATCGGCAAGCATTCACGTACGGTCGTGTGTCGATTATGATGGCTCACGGCGATACGGCCAAAGCTAAGCTGTCACAATTGTTCGCCAATGAATATCCGGATGAATGGGCAATCAGTGTATGGCGTGAAACGCATTGGGGGCATTTCCACACCGAGACGGTTAAAGATGACGGCGGGACAATACAGCGCCAATTTGGAACACCTAAGCCTGCTGATGGGTATGAAATTAAAAATGGCTACACAATGAACCAGCATGTCTTAAAGGTTCTGGAGTATGATGAAAATAGTTTATTAGCAGAATACACATTGAGAGGAAATTAAACTATGAAACATGTTGTTATTAATGTCGACAAAAACGATTATGAGGTTGTTAGCCTGGGAGATGATTTAAAACCATTGTCTGCCGAGTTGGAAACTGGCATTATGCTAGCTGTTGCCTTTGATAGAATGATAGCATCTGGTTATTCGAAAAAAATTATTATGAAGATTGCCAAAGACACTTACAAAAACCGTCTATAATTGTTGAGTTAATCCTACCGATATGCTATATTATTACCAGCGAAAGCACCATATTCATTCAATAAAATGTTAGAAAGTTATAAAACAAAATTCAATTCAAACACGATTCTTACTTACTCCCACAATGGATGTTAGAATGTTAGAAAATTTTAGAAGATTCCAGAAAAAAAGATTATTTTTTCTGGTGTCTTTTTTTATTACAAATCTAACAAACAGTATATAGTATATATACAAAATATTCTTTTATTACCTTTATATAGGGATTCCTGTAAATATACAAAGCAGGAATAAGTGTGTTAGAGAAATGTTAGAAAACGTAATATTTTTTCTTACAAACGTATTTTTTATTACAAAATCAATTCATGATATAATTTTAATTCGGAGGTATTTTTTATGATTAAAATTTATGATACAGAAAATTGTGCTAAATGTCGGTTGACTGAAAGACTGTTTAACGTTGCGAATGTTGATTTTGAAGTCGTTAAGCCGCATAATAGTGATATACAACGCTTCCGTGAACAGGGATTTCAATCATATCCGGTTGTTGAAACGCCCGATCGTTCATGGTGCGGATTCAGGCCGGATTTAATTAAGAAGGAGTGCTAACTATGAAAGTAGAAAATTGGGATATTGGCAAAGTTAAACCTTATGCGAACAATCCGAGAAATAACGATGATGCAGTTGAAGCAACAGCTAATTCTATTAAGGAGTTTGGGTGGCAACAGCCGATTGTCGTTGACACGGACGGTATGATTATCGTAGGTCATACTCGATTAAAAGCCGCCAAGAAGTTAAAGCTGAAGCAAGTCCCAGTTACAGTTGCCGAAAACTTAACCGAAGAACAGGCTAAGGCTTACCGATTGGCCGATAACAAAACTGGTGATCTAGCAGAATGGGAGAATGATTTACTGCAGCAAGAATTGGCTGGTATTTCAATGGATATGATTCCGTTTGGCTTTGATGCTGAAGCTGCTGCTGAAGAAGCGGTTGAAGATGATCCATACACAATGAAAGTAGACGTACCGCAGTATCAAATTACTGGAGCAGAACCAGATTTGGATATGTTGGTAGATAAGAATAAGTCCGAAGAATTGATGGCTGATATTGACGAAGCTAACGTTCCAGAAGACATTAAAGACTTTCTAAGAATTGCAGCCACTCGGCATTACAAGTTCAATTATAGTAATATTGCTGAATACTATGCTCATGCTGATAAAGATGTTCAGAAATTATTCGAAGATTCAGCACTGGTTATCATCGATTATAACAACGCGATTCGAGATGGTTACGTTAAATTACATGGTGAATTGGCTGACATAAGAGAAGGCGAAAGCGATGAAGAAGAATGAACTAGTCGTTTTCATTTTAAGCCATGGAAGGGCTGATAATTTAGTTACACTCAACATGATTAGATCTCACGGTTACACTGGGGATTATAAGATCGTGCTCGATAATGAAGATGAAAGCATACACGAGTACGAGAAAAAGTTTGGCAAGGATAATATCGTAGTTTTTGATAAGTTAGCTATTTCCAAAACGTTTGATACTGCTGACAACTTTGATAATCGTAAAACGATAGTATATGCTCGTAATGCTTGTTTTGACTTAGCTAAAAAGCTGGGTTATAAGTATTTCATGGAATTAGACGACGATTACAACGCCATGTTTTTTAGATACATTAAAGACGGGAAGATAGTTAAAAAAGATATAACTGACATGGACGAAGTGCTACGGAACATGGTTGAGTTTTTGGAATTTGGGAATATCGATACGATTGCTATGGCACAAGGTGGGGATTTTATCGGTGGTGTAAATAGTAGCAATTTACGTAAAGGATTGTTGCGTAAGGCTATGAATACTTTTATTTTCAGAACTGATTCAAAAATACGCTTTATTGGTCGAATAAATGAAGATGTCAATTTGTATACTCACTTGGGTTCGCTGGGAGCTAAGATATTCACCATCACCGACATTATGATTAATCAAGCACAAACTCAAAAGAACGCTGGCGGTATGACAGATGTTTATCTGGATAGTGGGACATATTTAAAAAGTTTCTACACTGTCATGTTCCAACCAAGCTCGGTTTGTGTTAGTCAGATGGGGAGCACTCACTCCAGACTGCATCATCGCGTTAGCTGGAACAACACTGTTCCGAAAGTTATTAACCAAGATTGGAAGAGGGATTGACCATGACAAATTCTAAGGAGATGGGAAGACCAGGGCCGAAGTCATCTATAACAGAGTGGGAAAAGGCTGAAAATCAAGTTATGCTGCAAGGGTGGAAGCGTGCAGGGTTGACAGATGTTGAGATTGCTAAAAATATTGGTATTGGTGTTCGCACGTTATACGACTGGAAGCGTAAAAGCCCGCAGATAATGCAGGTATTAAAAAGAGGCAAAGAACATGCCAATTTCATGGTCGAAAGCGCACTTTACCGTAAGGCCATTCAAGGTAATGTTACTGCAATGATCTTTTGGCTGAAAAACAATTACCGTGATAAATACAGTGATAATCCGCTTGATCCAGAGATCCTTGCTCAACAAAAGCGCAAGTTGAAAGCTGAAGCCGATATTGCCGATTCTAAAGCCAAAACAATAGCTACTGAAGGCGATGAAGTTCAGGTTAATATTGTATACCCACAAGGGAACGGTGAAGAACATGGAAACAATTAACTTGGACATCAATCAGCTTTTTAGTTCAGCTTATTATCCGTTATTTACCAGTCGTTCACGCTATCTTGTTTACAAGGGATCACGTGGATCTGGAAAGTCGTATGCGACAGCTGCCAAGGTTGTTATTGATATGATGATTCACCCGTATGTAAATTGGCTGGTAACTCG